ATGGAATCGAAATCATCCAAAACTGGCACGCCCAGTGAGGATACCTTGCGCACGGCCAAGTTTGTTTACAAACGGTTGGCGCGGGGTTTGCAAGTGTTGATTGAACGGCTGGAAGGCGGATTGGAGTCTGAGGACCCTCGCGCTACCGAGGCGCAGATCAAACAACATTTCAAGACCTTACAGCAAATTGTTGATATAGAGGTGCAGCTTGGGAAACGTGAAAAAGCGGGCGGCGGAAAAGCCGCGCTCGACCTTGACGCGGCAAGACGCGAGATCTGTGATCGACTACTTAAGCGGGCTCAAGCCGGACGCGCTGAATGAAGCGCTGGCCGGGTTGAGCGACAATGCGCTGGTGTCCCTCCCTTGGCTCTTTGAGTTTTGGGCCTTGGAGGGGCACCAGCTTTCGCCGGCAAGTAGCTGGAAGACATGGGTGATTTTGGGGGGGCGTGGCGCGGGGAAAACCCGTGCCGGAGCGGAGTGGGTGCGCGCTCAGGTTGAGGGCGCGCGGCCTGCGGATTCGGGCCACTGCAAGCGTGTGGCGCTGGTTGGTGAAACGATTGACCAGTGCCGCGAAGTGATGGTTTTTGGGGAAAGCGGGATTTTGGCCTGCACGCCGCCGGACAGGCGACCCGAGTGGCAGGCGACGCGCAAACGGCTGCTGTGGCCAAACGGGGCGGTGGCGGAGCTTTACTCGGCCTTTGATCCGGAGCGGTTGCGCGGGCCGCAATTTGATGCGGCGTGGGTGGATGAGTTGGCCAAGTGGAAACGTGGGCGAGAGGCGTGGGATATGCTGCAATTTGCGTTACGGCTGGGGGATGAGCCACGGCAGGTGGTGACGACAACGCCGAAGAACAATGCGCTGTTGCGGGAGATTTTGGGAGAGGCTTCAACGGTGAAAACCTCGGCGCCGACCTCGGCGAACAGTGCCAATTTGGCGGCTTCGTTTTTGAAATATGTGACAGCGAAATATCACGGCACCCGGCTGGGGCGGCAGGAGCTTGAGGGTGAGCTTCTGGTAGCTGAAGAGGGGGCGCTGTGGTCGCTGGAAGGGATTAAGCGCGGTGACGTGCAGGAATTTAGCCGGATTGTGGTGGCGGTGGACCCGCCGGTAACAAGTGGGGCCAAGGCAGACCTTTGCGGAATTGTGGTAGCGGGTGTGGTGGCCGAGGGGCCACCGGTGAACTGGAAAGCTACGGTGCTGAAGGATGCGAGTGTGCAGGGCGCGAGCCCGCAGGCTTGGGCGGCGAAGGCTGTGCAGATGTTTCATGAATATGGTGCGGATCGGCTGGTGGCGGAAGTGAACCAAGGCGGGGAGTTGGTCGAGAGCCTGATCCGGCAGATTGACCCCTTGGTGCCGTACCGGGCAGTGCGGGCTTCGCGCGGGAAAGTAGCGCGGGCAGAGCCGGTGGCGGCACTTTACGAGCAAGGGCGCGTGGCGCATTTGCCGGGGATGGACGCGCTGGAAGACCAGATGTGCCAGATGACAGGCACCGGATATCAGGGCGCGGGCAGCCCGGACCGCGTGGACGCGCTGGTTTGGGCGATAACGGATTTGATGATCGATCCGGCAGCCAAGTTTTTGGCACCGAGGGTGCGGGGGCTATAGCCGCCTGCTTCAGATTTACATTTAACATGGGGGCTTAACTTAATGGTTTTGCAGCTTTTTAAGGCGTCTAAAGGCGTGGAAGAAAAGAAGTCTAGTGCGGTGGCCGGGGTTGTGGCCTTTCAGGGGGCTGGTCGGGTGGCTTGGTCTGGCCGGGATACGGCGAGCTTGGCGCGCAACGGGTTTATTGGCAATCCGGTTGGGTTTCGCTGTGTAAAAATGATTGCCGAGGCGGCGGCGGCTGTGGGGCTGGTGCTGAGCGATGCTGAGCGCCGCTATGAACAGCACCCGATGCTGGGGCTGCTCGGGCGGCCCAACCAAGGGCAGGGTAAAGCGGACCTTCTGGAGGCGCTTTACGGGCAGCTTTTGCTTTCAGGTGACGCCTATGTAGAGGCCGCGGGGCTGGATGACAGCGGCCTGCCACAGGAGCTTTTTGTGCTGCGTTCAGATCGGATGCGGGTGGTGCCGGGGGCGGATGGTTGGCCGGTGGCTTATGAATATGCCGTTGGGGCCAAGAAGCACCGGTTTGATATGCGCGGCGAGGTCAAACCTGTGCTGCATGTGAAGTTTTTCCACCCCTCAGATGACCACTACGGGCTTTCACCTATGGCGGCAGCTGGGGCGGCGCTGGATGTGCATAACTCGGCGAGTGCGTGGTCAAAAGCGCTGCTGGATAACGCGGCGCGGCCTTCGGGCGCGATCGTTTACAAAGGCGCTGACGGCATGGGGAGCATGGCGGAGGACCAATATGACCGCTTGGTGAGCGAGATGGAGAGCCATCATCAGGGCGCTCGTAATGCGGGGCGACCGATGCTGCTTGAGGGCGGTTTGGACTGGAAGCCGATGGGCTTTAGCCCCTCGGATATGGAGTTTCAGAAAACCAAGGAAAGCGCGGCGCGGGAGATTGCGCTGGCCTTTGGGGTTCCGCCGATGCTGCTGGGGCTGCCGGGTGACGCGGCTTATGCAAATTACGCCGAGGCGAACCGAGCGTTTTACCGGCAGACGGTGTTGCCGCTGGTTGGCAAGGTAACGGGTGCGCTGGGGGATTGGCTCTCGGATTATTATGGTGACGCTATGCGGTTGAAGGCGGACCTTGATGCGGTGCCGGCACTGAGTGTGGAGCGCGAGTCGCAGTGGCGGCGGGTGGCCAAGGCGGACTTCCTGACGGTTGCTGAAAAACGGGCCATGCTGGGCCTGCCAGCGATGATGGATGAGTGAGCGCAAGGGCGGGGGCTCTCGCTACCTCTATGAGCCATTTGATGCCGCACAGGCGCGGATCGAAACCCATGAAAAGGTAACTGACGAGCGCTGGAAAGCGCTGGAGCGGCGGCTGAACGGCATTGAGACCATGCTGGAACGGCTGGAAAAACGCATGTGGCTGGCGGTTTACGGCGCGGCGAGCTTGTTTGTGGCCAACGTGGCGGTGGCGTTTTTTCGCGGCGGCTAACACCTGAAAATCATTGAAAGGGAATGAGATGAAATTTTCTCCATTCGTAGGCCCTGCTTACGAAACCAAATTTTGTGCGCTGGAAGAAACGGCTGTGGATGGCGCTGTGATCAGCGGCTATGCGAGCCTGTTTGGCGCGCCTGACCAAGGCGGCGATGTGGTGCAGGCGGGGGCATACAAGGATTGCTTGGCGCAACTCAAGGCTCGTGGCGGCAAGGTGAAAATGCTTTGGCAGCACGATGCAACCCAGCCGATTGGCGTGTGGGACGAGATTGTGGAAGATGCCAAAGGCTTGCGGGTGACCGGGCGTTTGCTGACCGAGGTTCAGGCCGGCCGTGAGGCGCAAGTTTTGCTGGAAGCGGGGGCGATTGACGGTTTGTCGATCGGGTACCGCACCAAGCGTAGCGAGAAGGCCAGCAAGGGCCGTTTGCTACATGAGATCGAGCTTTGGGAAGTGTCTTTGGTGACCTTCCCGATGCTCCAAGAGGCGCGTGTGCAGCCTTCTTCGGATGAAGAGGCGTTGGCGCAAAATCTGGCGGACACGTTTCGTGCTGCCAGAGACATGCTGGCTTAGTGCCAGCCCAACCAAATCGTTTTGATTTGATTTGTATCGGAAAACGCTGCCTCTCACTTGCGCTCGAACGCGCTTTCCGACGCAGGTTTTTTAAGGAAAATCGAAACGCTGTAAAGGAAAACCAATGGGTAATACCGAAACCAAGGCGCAAGGCCCGGCTGTGGAAGTGAAGGCTGCACTGCAAGGGTTCTTGTCTGAATTCAATGGGTTCCAGACGGAACTTAAAACTAAACTTAAAGAACAGGAAAATCGTTTGAACATGCTTGATCGTAAATCTATCTCTTCTTCCCGCCCGGCGCTTTCAACTGCGGCTGACCTTACCATGCCCCACAAAAAGGCATTTTCGGCTTATCTTCGCTCGGGTGACGATGACGCGCTGCGTGGTCTTCCGATGGAAGAAAAGGCGCTTTCAACCGCCGTTTCCGCGGATGGTGGCTATTTGGTAGACCCGCAGACCGCTGACCAGATTACCTCTGTGCTGCGTGGTGCCTCATCTATTCGTGCGATTGCCAATGTGGTGCAAGTGGAAAGCACCGCTTATGACGTGCTGGTGGACCACACCGANATNGGCGCTGGCTGGGCNGATGAAACTACGGCATCCACCGAAACCGGCACGCCGCTGATTGACCGTATCTCTATCCCGCTGCACGAGCTTTCGGCGCTGCCAAAAGCGAGCCAACGTTTGCTGGACGATAGTGCTTTTGATGTGGAAGGCTGGCTGGCGGGCCGCATTGCGGATAAGTTTTCCCGCGCTGAAAGCCTTTCTTTTGTGTCGGGTGACGGCGTTGACAAGCCAACCGGCTTTTTGACCCACGCGTCTGTGGCGGATGGCAGCTGGAGCTGGGGCAACCTTGGCTATGTGGCCACTGGTGCCGCTGGTGATTTTGCTGCCGTGGATCAGGCCGATGCGATTGTGGATCTGGTTTATGCGCTGAACGCGCAGTATCGCGCCAATGCTTCGTTTGTGATGAACTCCAAAACCGCTGGTGCGGTGCGCAAGATGAAGGATGTGGATGGTCGCTTCCTTTGGTCTGACGGGTTGGCGGCTGGTGAGCCGGCGCGCCTCATGGGCTACCCTGTGCTTATTGCTGAAGACATGCCGGATATTGCGGCTGACGCCATGGCGATTGCCTTTGGTGATTTTGGCGCGGGTTATACGGTTGCCGAGCGCCCTGATCTGCGCATTTTGCGGGATCCGTTTAGCGCGAAACCACATGTTCTTTTCTTTGCCACCAAGCGCGTGGGTGGTGACGTGAGTGATTTTGCAGCGATCAAGCTGCTGAAATTTGCGGTGTCTTAAGGCGCAAGCCTAAGCCGCAATAGGCCTCCCCTTGGGGAGGCCGGACCCCCGTGCTTCCGGTTTGCTGTTCCTCCCTCCGTATGGGCGGCACGGGGGGATTCAATAACGATTAAAACGACTGGACCCAAATGCGCGGCACAATCCTGAAAGACCCGAACTCCGAGCTTGCCTTCACCATTGATTGGCGACACGGGGGGCTTTTGAAAAACGAACAAGTGGTTGATGACCTTGGCTGGACAGTTCAGCCGGTAGATGACGACCCGAATTGCCTGAGAATTATTGAACAAACCGTAGGTGGGTGCTGTGCGCGGGTGGTGCTGATTGGCGGTGTGGAAGGGCAGGTTTACCTGCTGACCTGCACCGTGGGCACCGACACCAAGCGGGTGCTGAAACAGGCGGTGATCTTGCGGGTTTCGACCTCAATGACTGGAGAATTTCATGAATCTGACTGAAACAACAACTTTGACCAGCGCGGATTTTCCGGTGGCCGAGTTTGGCGAGCATATGCGGCTGGGCAGTGGCTTTGCTGATGACGGTGGGCAGAATGCGCTGCTGGAGAGCTGCTTGCGGGCTGCTATGGGGGCAATTGAAGCCCGCACCGGTAAGATTTTGATCGCGCGGAGCTTTGACTGGCGGGTTTACATTTGGCGGCGCGAGGATGGCGGGCAAGCGCTGCCGGTTTCGCCGGTGAACGCGATTACGCAGCTGATCATCTATCAGGCCAAGGGCTCACCTACCTATATCAACTCGACACTTTTCGGGCTGGTGCCGGATATTCAGCGGCCACGGCTGGTGGCTCTGGAGGGTGAATTACCGGAGATACCGGAATATGGCTCGGCACAGGTGAGCTTTGATGCGGGTTACGGGATTTGGGAAGATATTCCGAGTGCTTTGAAGCAGGCGGTTTTTCTGCTGGCGGCGACCTATTATGAGCATCGTGACGAGATGGTTGCCAAAGCCGGGCAAATGCCTTTTGGCGTGATGGCCTTGATAGAACCCTACCGGCGGTTGCGCCTTGGCGGTGCGGCATGAACACGCCAAAGCTGAACCGGAAGCTGGTACTCGAGGAGCTTGACCGCGTGCCCGATGGCATGGGTGGTTTTACCGAGAGCTGGGTTTCCAAGGGGGCGCTTTGGGCGAACCTTGATGCGCGTGGCGCATCGGAAAAGCTGGTAGGGGCGCGGACCCTGCCGGTGGCGAAATACAAGATTTTGACGCGGGCGGCGCCTTTTGGCTCTGACTCGCGGCCACGTCCGGACCAGCGCTTTCGCGAAGGTTTGCGGACCTTCGATATTTTGGCTGTGGGCGAATATGACGAGGCTGGACATTACCTCGAGATTTGGGCCGAGGAGGGCAGGCTATGAGCTATGCGATGAGCGCGGCCCTGCAAGAGGCTGTTTTTACGAACCTTTCGGGGAACGGGGCGCTGGTTGCGCTGGTGGCGGGCATTTATGACGCGCCACCTGCGGGGGACAGCACGCCGCCCATCGGCACCTATATCACCCTCGGGGACGAGGTGGCGAAGGACCGCTCCAGCGCCGGCCATAGCGGCTGCACACTGGATTTTGAGGTCAATGTCCACTCGGATTTTGCGGGCTATAGCGCGGCCAAGGAGGTGGCAGGACTGGTGGTAGACAGCCTTGATTGGGCGGACCTGACACTGAGCCGCGGGGCCTTGGTGAACCTGAAGTTTTTGAAATCGAGGGCGCGCCGGGGCGCGGCCCCGGAAACGCGACGGATTGCGCTGGTGTTTCGCGCAATTCTTGATGATGGCACTATATAAGGAAGCTAAAAAATGGCGGCTCAAAAAGGTAAAGACCTTCTGATTAAAATTGACATGACCGGCTCGGGGACATTTACGACCTTTGCCGGCCTGCGGGCATCACGGATTTCGTTNAATGCCGAAACCGTGGATATCACCAATATGGTGAGCGCNGGTGGCTGGCGNGAATTGCTGCCGAGCACGGGTGTGCGCTCGGCGACGATCAGCGGCTCGGGGGTTTTCCTCGACGATTTCACCGACGAGCGGGCGCGGATGTATTTTTTCAGCGCCGAGATCCCGGATTATCAAGTGATTATCCCTGAATTGGGCACGCTGGAGGGGCCGTTTCAGATAACCAACCTCGAATATGCGGGCAGCTATGACGGGGAGGCGACCTATGAAATCACGCTGGCCTCGGGTGGCGAACTGAACTTTGTATCGGACCTCGTATGAACCCCTATCGCGGAGACGTGACGCTGGTGCTGGACGGAGAGGCGCGGAACATGCGCCTGACGCTCGGGGCGCTGGCCGAGCTCGAAGAGGCGCTGGGGGCGGACTCGTTGCTGGCACTGGTGGAGCGGTTTGAAAGCGGGGCTTTTAGCTCTGGCGATTTGATAGCGCTGCTGCTGGCGGGGCTGCGCGGAGCTGGGCTGCTAATTGACCGTGAAACGCTGCTTGGCTGCTCGATTGAGGGCGGACCGATGGCGGCGGCAAAGGCCGGAGCCCTGCTGCTGAAGCGGGCGTTCACGGTGGCCGATGAAGAAGTTTGACTGGGCAGCGTTGGTGCGGCTGGGTCTGGGGCAGCTACGGCTGACCCCGGACCAGTTCTGGCAGCTAACGCCAGCGGAACTGGCCCTAATGGCCGGACTGGATGGCTCAAAAACACTGTCGCGCTCGGGGCTTGGCGAATTAATGGCGAAATATCCTGACACTAAGGAGTAGTTATGGCCGAAATTACATCGGATTTAGAGAACCTCGACCTCGCGCTTGGCGACCTTGAGGGGAGCATTGCCGGAACCCAGGCGGTAGCGGCGGCATTTAAGACGGAACTTGCCGGGGTGAACACGGTATTGGCAGCCACAGGCTCACAAGCCACAAGTTTTACCCGCTCTGTGGGCACAAGCCTGCGGAACGCGTTCGATAGCCTTGTTTTTGATGGCGGGCGATTAACGGACGTGTTGCGCGGTCTATCGCTCTCAATCGCGGATTCCGCGCTGGATGCGGTGTTGAAACCTGTGACCGGCCAATTGGGAAATCTGATTGGCGGCGGATTGCAAAACCTGATGCAGGGGGTGCTTCCATTTGAAAACGGAGCGGCTTTTTCAAGCGGGCGCGTGCAAGCGTTTGCTAAAGGGGGCGTGGTTTCACAGGCGACGAGCTTTCCTATGCGGGGCGGCATGGGCTTGATGGGGGAAGCCGGACCGGAGGCGATTATGCCGCTGGCGCGGGGCGCGGACGGCAAGCTTGGTGTGCGCGGTGGCGGCAGTGGCTCGGTGAACGTGACCATGAATATTACCACACCGGATGTGGCCGGTTTTCAGCGCTCGCGCAGCCAAATTGCAGCGCAATATCAGCGGGCTTTGGCGCGCGGCCAACGCAATCTTTAACTTTTTCGGGAGGGTGAAATGAATTTTCACGAAGTCAGGTTTCCGACGGCATTGTCGTTTGGATCAGCGGGTGGGCCGGAGCGGCGCACCGAAATTGTGAGCCTTTCCAACGGGTTTGAAGAGCGGAATTCACCCTGGGCACAGAGCCGCCGCCGGTATGATGCGGGGCTGGGGATGCGCTCCCTTGATGATCTTTCGGAGGCTTTTGCATTTTTTGAAGCCCGACGCGGACAGCTTTTTGGCTTTCGCTGGAAAGACTGGACGGACTTTAAATCTTGCTTGCCATCAGACGAGTTTGGCCCTCGGGATCAGGAGTTTGGTGTCGGGGATGGCGTTGAACAGGTGTTTCCACTTTTGAAGAACTACCGCTCGGGTGACTTTGTGTATTCAAGACAGATTTCGAAACCGGTCGAGGGGCGTGTGTCGGTTGCGCTTGGTGGAGACACATTGGAAGAGGGTGAACATTTTGCGATGGATTATGCAACGGGCGTGGTGAACTTTTTCGAAGCCCCGGGGCTGGATGCCATTTTGACCGCCGGGTTTGAATTTGACGTGCCGGTGCGGTTTGACACGGATCGGATTGAAGCCAGCTCGGGCGCATTTTCTGCGGGCGAGATACCTTCAATCCCAGTTGTCGAGGTGCGGGTCTGATGGCGGTTTCGAGTGATTTTCAAGCATTACTGGATGGCGGTGCGACAACGATCTGCCGGTGTTGGCAGCTTGTGCGCCAAGATGGCAAGACCTTCGGATTCACCGATCATGACCGGGATCTGGACTTTGGCGGACAGGTTTATCTGGCTGGCTCGGGGATGGATGCTTCGGCATTGGAGAGCAGCACGGGCTTGAGCGTGGATAACGGGCAGGCCGTGGGCGCACTGAGCGCAGTGGGTTTGCAGGATGGCGATATCATGGCTGGTCGGTTTGACCGGGCGGAGGTCATGCAGTGGTTGGTGAACTGGGATGATGTTTCAGTTCGGACGCTTGTTTTTCGGGGTACGCTTGGAGAGATCCGGCGCGGGTCATCTGCGTTTGAAGTTGAGCTGCGGTCTTTGGCGGAATCCCTGAACCAGCCGCTGGGCCGTGCCTATGTACCGGGATGTGATGCGACATTGGGGGATAGCCGCTGTACGGTTGATCTTGAGGTCGCGGGGCGGGTTGAAACGGTGAGCGTTCTGGACGTGAGCAACAAGCGGCGGTTGCTGGTTGATCCGGTCGTATCAGCGGATTCCGGTTGGTTTTCCAGCGGTCATATGCGCTGGATAAGCGGGGCGAATGCGGGGGTTATATCGATCGTGAAGGTCGATATAGCAGAGGACAAATTCCGCGATATTGAGCTTTGGGAAGAGTTGCGAGCTCCGGTGGAGGTTGGGGATCGGGCGGAGTTGGTTGTGGGATGTGACAAGCGGTCTGCGACCTGTGCTGAGAAATTTTCCAACCTTTTGAACTTTAGGGGATTTCCAACAATTCCGGGTGATGATTGGGCATCCGATTTTCCGCGCGCCAACGAGGTTAACGATGGCGGGAGCCTTGTGAATGGGCACTGAAATTGTGGTGCTGGCGCGCGGCTGGATTGGCACGCCTTATGAGCATCAGGCCAGCTGCAAAGGGGCCGGGGCGGATTGTCTCGGCCTTTTGCGCGGGATCTGGCGTGAGCATTTGGGCACCGAGCCGGAAAAGCCGGGGCCATATTCACCGGATTTGGCAGAAACCGACGGGGTAGAGCGGCTTTTGCCTGCCGCAAGGCGACATATGCGCGAGGTTGAGACCGCGCTACCAGGTGATGTGCTGCTGTTTCGGGTTGGTCGCGGTGTGGTGAAACATGTGGCGATATTGTCAGACAACCGGTCGGGCGGAGAGCAGATTATACACGCCTATTCGGGGCGCGGGGTGGTGGAATCTCCGCTGACGCCAGCATGGGCACGGCGGATTGCCGGAAGATTTCGAATTCCTGAGGGGAGAGCATAAATGGCGACGATATTATTGGCAGCGGCTGGCGGGGCGATTGGCAACGCCATTGGCGGATCGGTTTTAGGTTTGGGGGCGGCGGTAATTGGCCGGGCCGTGGGCGGCACGATTGGCAATATTATTGACCAAGGCTTGCTTGGCGGCTCTGCGCCGGTGGAGCACGGGCGCGTGGACACTCTGCGTATTCAGGGGGCTGCAGAAGGGCGGCCAATGGCTCAGGTCTATGGCGCGATGCGTGTTGGCGGGCAGGTGATTTGGGCCAGCCGGTTTCGTGAGAATGTAGCGACGGGCGGCTCTGGCAAAGGTTTGGGCGCGCCGAAAACCCGTGAATTTAGCTATTCTGTGAGCTTGGCAATTGCGCTTTGCGAAGGTGAGATTTCGCGGATCGGGCGGGTTTGGGCGGATGGCAAGCGGCTGGATATGAGCGGGATCAACTCGCGCCTGCATATTGGTAGCGAAAGCCAGATGGCCGACCCAGCGATTGTGGCGGTGGAGGGCGATGCCCCGGCCTATCGCGGCGTGGCCTATGTGGTGTTTGAGGATCTCGACATCACGCAGTTTGGCAACCGTGTACCGCAGTTTAATTTTGAGGTTATCCGCGCGGGGCAGGATACGGCTGCGGATTTGGTGCAGGGTGTGGCGCTGATTCCGGGCTCGGGAGAGTATGCGCTGGCAACAGAGCCGGTGCATTACCCGGAAGGCAAAGGGGAGAACCGCGCCGCGAACACCAACAATGACGCCGGAGTCACCGACCTTGAGCTTTCGCTTGAACAGATGGCGGGGGATTTACCAAATGTGGAATCTGTCTCCCTGGTGGTGAGTTGGTTTGGCGATGATTTGCGCTGTGGAGAATGTGAGATTGCGCCGAAGGTTGAGCAGGCCACGGTAGAAGGCGCACCAATGGCTTGGGAGGTGAGCGGGGCATCCCGTGGGGCGGTTCCATTGGTTAGCCGAGATTCAGAGGATCGTCCGAGTTTTGGCGGAACGCCCTGTGACGAATCCGTGATTCAGTCCATTGCGGCGATAAAGGCGCAAGGCAAAGAGGTGATGTTTTACCCCTTTATCCTGATGGATATTCCGGAGGAGAACGACTTGCCCGACCCTTATGGTGGTGCGAAACAGCCGGTTTTTCCTTGGCGTGGGCGTATCACGTCTTCGATGGCACCGGGGTTGGCAGGCACGCCGGACAAGACAACTGCGATGAATGCCGAAGTTGCGGCCTTTTTTGGTTCAGCGGCCGTTGGCGATTTCTCACCAGTTGGAACAGGTGTGGCCTATACGGGGCCGGCTGAGTGGTCTTACCGCCGATTTGTGCTGCATTATGCGCACTTATGCGCGCTGGCCGGAGGGGTTGAAGCTTTTTGCATCGGGTCGGAGTTGCGCGGGTTAACCGCGTTGCGTTCGGGGGCGGAGGATTTTCCGGTTGTGGATGCGCTGGTGGCCTTGGCCGCAGATGTGCGGAGCCTATTGCCGGATGCAAAAATTGGTTATGCGGCGGATTGGTCGGAGTATTTCGGGTATCACCCGGTGGATGGCTCTGGCGATGTGCTTTTTCATCTGGATGCGCTGTGGTCGGATGACGAGATCGATTTTATCGGGATCGACAATTACATGCCGCTNTCCGATTGGCGNGATGAAGAAGGGCATTTGGATGAGGCGGCNGGGTCTCTGTATGATTTGGCGTATTTGAAGGGCAATATTGCGGGCGGTGAGGGCTTTGACTGGTATTATGCCAATGATGATGCGCGGGCTCTACAGGTGCGAACCCCCATCACGGATGGGGCTTATGGCGAGCCTTGGGTGTATCGCTACAAAGATATTTTGAGCTGGTGGACACGCGGGCACGCCAACCGGATTGGCGGGGTGCGATCCGCCAATTACACCGGATGGATTCCACGTAGTAAGCCAATTTGGTTTACCGAGATTGGCTGCCCTGCGATTGACAAGGGAACGAACCAGCCGAACGTTTTCCTCGACCCGAAATCGGCGGAGTCCGAGATGCCNTATTTCAGCACGGGTGCGCGCGATGATTTTATCCAAACTCAATATTTGCGGGCGACCTACGAGTATTGGAGCGATGAAGGCAACAATCCATCGGTTGAAGAATATGCGGGGCGGATGGTTGAGATGAAACGAGCCCATGTGTGGGCTTGGGATGCGCGACCCTGGCCGGATTTTCCGAGCCGGGCAGGCACTTGGTCTGACGGCGCGAATTTTGCGCGTGGGCATTGGATTTCCGGCAGGATAACAGGCGCGCCATTGGATGGCGTTGTGCGCGAAATTTGCGCTCGAAGCAATGTTGACGCTGTTAATACCGAGGCGCTTTACGGCACGGTATCCGGTGCGTTGATGGAGCGAAACGAGACGGCACGGCAGGGGCTACAGCCGCTGATGCTTGCTTTTGGGTTCGAGAGCTTTGAAGCTGGCGGCGAGGTTGTGTTTAAGACCCTGCACGCCAGAGCGAAGGCTGGGGTGGGTGCAGATGACTTTGCGATCGAAAAGGCTGACGATGCTGCGATCAGTTTGACGCGCAACCCTGAGAGTGAAACTTCGGCTCGGGTTCGCATTGGCTTTGTCGACCCGATGAACGACTACCAGAGCGGTGCCGCAGAGGCGGCTTTCCCTGACGAGAGAGTGGTGCGGATAAGTAGTTCCGAGCTGCCTCTGGCGCTGTCTTCGGCGTTGGCAAAGGCCGTTGCAGCGCGCTGGTTGGCGGAAGCGCGGATTGCGCGAGACAGGGTAGAATTCGCCTTGCCTCCAAGCCGGTTGGGTTATTCTGCCGGGGATGTTGTATCACTCGACGACGGCGGGCTGGAAACGCGCTACCGTATTGATAAAATAGAAGAATATGGATTGCGAAAAGTGGTTGCTACCCGTGTGGAGCCGGGCGTTTATAAGCCGGTTTTGGTTGAAGACCGCCTGTTTGACCGGGCGCAACCTGTTTCGGCTGGCCCGGTTTATGCGGAATTTATGGATTTGCCCTTGCTGCGCGGGGACGAGATTGAACACGCGCCGCATGTGGCTGTGACCGCAACGCCTTGGCCGGGAACCGCTGCGGTATTGTCAGCCCCATCTGACTCCGGATATTTGCTTGACGCATTGGTATCGCGAAAATCGGTTATGGGGGTGCTGCTTGATGATCTGGTGCGGGCCATTCCGGCACGTTGGAGTGCGGCTTCGGTTCGGGTGCGGGTTTCTGGCGGCGCATTGCAGAGCCGGACAAAGCTTGAAGTATTGAATGGAGCAAATCTGGCAGCGTTGAGGAATGGGGCTGGTGATTGGGAGGTGTTTCAGTTTCGCGACGCGGAGCTGATTGCGCCAAGTGAATACCGGTTGACGGGGTTGCTTCGAGGGCAGGCGGGGACAGACGGTGTTTTGCCGGATGTCTGGCCTGCGGGGAGTGATTTTGTACTGCTCGATGGGGCGCAGGTGCAACTGGATGTACCAATTTCGCGACGCGGATTGCCACGGCACTACCGGATTGGACCCGCAAGTTTGAGTTACGATTCGCAACGTTATGTGCACTCGGTGGAGACCTTTGCGGGGGTCGGATTGCGACCATATGCGCCTGCGCATCTCAATGCATCGGGATCCGGAGATTTGGAGGTTAGCTGGGTTCGAAGAACACGGATCAACGGAGATAGCTGGGAAGGGATCGAAGTGCCTATTGGCGAAGAAAGCGAGAGCTATCGACTGCGGGTCGTCAAGGCGGGAAGCATTTTGCGCGAGGAGATATTGGGCAGTTCATACTGGACCTATACCGCTGCCGATCAGACCAGTGACGGGGCCGTAGCGCCGTTTGATCTGGAAGTTGCACAAATTTCAACAAACTATGGGGCGGGCCCCGATGCGAGGATAACCATAAATGGCTGA